TTCTGTTTTTAGAAACGATCGAAAGATTAGAGAAAGCGGATCATACCAAGCCATGAGAAAACCTCTTTATTTTTAAGCATATCACAATTGGGATCATTTGTGCAGCCATCGCCATCGCGTGCGGATGCAGCGGAAAAATTCCTCTCTTGCATGCTCTCGATCTTTGATACCGTAGAAATCAAATTCCAAACCAAAAAAGGCATTTTGCAATTCCGTTATTCCGTCGTCGACGTCGTTGAATTCTTGATCAAGCAAAAGATCCGCCTGCCAAAAAAGGCGAAATCGATATAAGCGATTTTCGACGGTGACGCTTAAAACATGATCGAGGATTTCAACCTCGTCAAACGCTTGACTTTCTGCCATGGCGTGCGCTCAAAAGCATTGATATTTGCTCTTGGAGTCGAGCGATCGAAATGCCGTTTTTCTGTGTTGCTTCTTTGATCTCTGCAAGATCCTTGTCGATTTTAGCGCGAAGCTCGCCGCGCTCTTCGCTGTATTTGTCGATCTGTCCGTCGTATTTTTCGATCACAGCTTGATATCTATCGCGTGTTCTTTCCCTGATCGATTCCGTTTCAGATCGCAGGGCGTCGATCCTTGCTTCGGCGCTTTTCTGAGATTCATCAAGACGCTTTTGGGCGGCCTTGTTGTTTGTCACCAAGTAGACGATGAAAAAGCCCGCCAAACCAAGATCCATCAAACCGCTAATTACTTCTGCGTCCATATTTCCCCCATGTGATTAATTATCACAATTTCCCTATCGATGCTTTAAGAAGCGCCACATGAATACTGATATGTATCGGAGGGCGTCGAGTCCATGGTCTGATCTTTTAATCGGCGCTTGCCTTGCTGCGCTCTCTTGCCACCGGTACAAACGGAATTCTTTCATAAGGTTTGGTAATTTGCCTTTGAAAAATTTGATGTGGGGTTGGCCGTCCGCATCGAGACAAAGGCGCTCTTTCAATTGGTTTATAGTCTCGACTAATCCAACGTGTTTCGGCGCCGGAATATTTGGCAAACCCATTCGCGACATTATAATCCGAGCGTCTTTTGATTCTGGGTCGCATATGATGTAATCAAACGGCATATAATCCTTGAATTTTGATTTGATCATATTGACGTTTTGAATGGTGCTGTATTCGGTTTTATAGTACTCATCGATCACAAAAAGCGTGTCCGTTCGCGATTCATAGTAGCAAACGATCGCGGCGAAAGGGTGAACAACTCCAAAGTCGACGCCCATCAAAAGCATACCGTCTTTTGGAATCTCGAAAGGCTCGACCCAATGTGTATCGGGTTTCATCTCGGGATAGACAAGACCTTGTTGATTTGTGAAGTCTCCAAACAAACGCGACGCCTGGCTTTCTGCGCTCATATGCCTGACGCTTTTGCGCATCTTTACAGACGAGACCCATGGATTATCAAGACCAAAGATCTTGTGATGTTCAAACCCTGGCGACGGGCTGTCGATAAAAATATCATAGACCCAAGTCAAGCCTTTAAGCGGCGTCATCGTCAAAACGATCGAACCCTTGCGATCCGTTACGCGCAACATGGCCTCCTCGAACAATGGCAAAGGATGCTCTTCATCCATGATAATCAGATTCGCGCTGAACCCTTGATATTTCTCGCGCCCGCTGTCGGCGCTCAATGACATAATCTTTCCGCCGTTCGGGAGAATCAATTGCGCCCTGTCTTGCGCTCTCCATTTTTTCTCAATCGATCCTTGCGGTGCAAGTGCACTAATCTTAGGCCTGATATATGTTAAAGCGTCGCCATATGACAAGCCGCTGACGACAACGACGCCAGGTTTATTCGGTATTGATTCCGGCGGGATTCCGTTCAATTCGATCCATGTTTGCACCCATGGTTCCCGTTTGCCTGCAGCATGAGCGATCGCCATTTGGGCCATGATCTCCGACTTTCCTGCGCGGTTTCCGCCGCTGATTAGCGTGGCCTCTGATCCTTGATTGAAAAAGGGCTCAATCTGCGACGTTCTGGCCTCTTTTATGTTGCAATTGGGGCAATGCCACAAGCCCGCGCCAATTCGCGTCATTTCGCGCCCGCAACCGCGCGCCCTTGGCGATTCTGCCGCGAGCCCATCCCATCGATGACAATGGGGTCGCCATAGCCGCGCAACTGAAAGCGGGTAAGCTTTCGCGATGTCGATTAATTTACGTCGTTTCGATAATTCCTTTTTCAGCTTCTCTTTTGTTGTTGTCATTTGTTGCCATCTTTCCTTTGACCCATGAATCGATCAGTGATTGTCCTCCAATGTATCCCAATTGTGCCAGGCCTGTGAATTGCACCATTGAGATCAGGACGTCTTTGTCAAGGTCGTTCTTGATTCCATACCAGATCAACAAAAGCCAACAAAGAGACATGATTGAAGCGAAAAGGAATTTTTTAGATGACAGCGGCGTGCGCACTAGCCAAGACTTTTGGAATTTTGTCATGAGTTTTCCATAGGTTTTCCACAGGCTATTGAAAACCTGTGGAGAAAGTTTTTAATAGGGTTTTCCACAGGCTATTGAAAACCTGTGGAAAACCCAAAATTAGCGCGGGATTATGCCCAGCTATCTGCAATGATGACATCGCCCGAATTTGGAGCGCTGCCGAAAGTTATCACCGTAGCGCTTCCGCTGTCGGTTATAGAATACTGATCTTGACCGCTTGGAGTGTTTGCCGGTTGCATGCGCAAACCGTTGCGATAAACGCGGACGCAGTTTTTGAAGTCGGCCAATTGCGCGTTGTCCAATCGATTCGAAAGGCTGAACGCAACCGCAGTACCATCACCGGCGAAACCATCGGTGTAAGGCTGGATTGAAAGCTTCGCAAAAGAAACAGCGTTGTCCTTCATGGCGAGCTTATTGGCAATAATTCCAAGGGATGTATTGTCAAAATCAACCTTCACACCATTGGCATCTTTCATCAAACCAAGGTTGGCCGCAATTTTTAGATCCAATTTATTGCTTGTGAATTGAAGCCCTGGATTTGTTGCAAGGTCAACTTTTACAGCATCTGAAGCGATCGCTATACCGTCGCCTACATTTACATCAAGCGTGTCGCCTGTCTTTGACAAACCATTTCCGGCGGTGATTTGTCCAGCGCCAGAGAATTGAGTAAAAGCAAGATTGTTTGTTCCAACAACGGCGGCGCCACTGTCGGATGTGCAGACATATCCGCTATCGGCACCGGTTGATCCTTGCTCAATGAATGTGAAAGCGCCCGACGCATCTGTGCCGGCTGCCATATCACTAGCGCGAGACCATGCGCCCGCTGCTGAAACATATATACCATTCGCGCTAGCTGTTGATTGCGCAAGCACCAACACGCGCTTTCCAGCCGCAACCGAGACACCGTCAATTGTTTGAGTGCCTGACAAAGTGATGTTTGCGGTCGTTTTGACTAAGCATGATTCTTTTAAATCCAAACCCGACGCAACCGAATCGACATAGCTCTTGTTTGCCAAATGTGCCGCAGCCGTAGGCGCAACCGATGTCTGAGGAATCGCGCTAAATGTGTATTGAGCCGCGACTGTTTCAGCTTGATCAAGTCGTGCAATATTGGCCGAATCGGCTAATTTTGAAAATTGTATAGATCCGGCTAATTGTGCGTCAACTATGGTCCCGACTAATGCGGTTGTTGGATACCCGGTCGCGTGCTGCAAATCGAATGCAGGCGTTGCATCTGAGGCACCTAAAGCCAAAGAAATTCCGCCGAATGAAACGGTTGAATTCGCTAACTTTGCGTTTGCGATGCTGCCGCCAAGCATGGAATTTGTAACGCCAAGAGCTTTAATTCTAAGGCTGTCGCTGTCGATTTCAATTGATGAATCGTCGACCGTTACGCTCATGACTTGAGATGCTGAGATTGCGAGACCATCGCCGGCGGTTGCGGCCTTCAATCTTAAACCGCTTGAATCTTCAAGCGCTGTAGCGGTTGCCAATTGAACGGCTGACCCGCTTACTTTGTTGCCGGTTGCAATCGTGGCTAGCTTGCTGTCAGCGATAGCTGCCGAATTGCTGATCTGTGTGTTCGTGATCTGACCGTCTGCAACCTTGATGCCTGATCCACCAACGGCTAATGTGGCGCCGTCAAGATCGATCGTCAAGTCGCTGATCGCGGCTGAACCATTGTAGCCGGTCATTGAAAGGCCATTGCCCGCTGTCAGGCTTGCAAGGTTTTGACCCAGGGTGACGCCTGATATTGTAGATGAGGCTAATTTTGTGACGGCTATCGCCGCGCTGTTGCTAATTTTGGCATTGTCGATCGCTTGATCTTTTACCTGTTCTCTGCTGACTTGAATGGCCATTTTTAAAAGTCCTTTTAGTTTGGATAAAATTGGACAACGACAGACCCGCCCGATTGCGGCGCCGTTGCAATGCGAAATGATGAGCTTGACAGCTCTGTTATTTCATTCGCAGACTGTCTAAGACCATTCCAAAAGACTGAGAGACTGCCTGATTCAAAGGCTTCGGAGGTCGTGAAATCAGTGTTTGACCCGTTGATCTGTGAACTCAGATCATTCATTTTTAGCTTGTCGCCGCCGCCGCTTGATGAAGTCGACGATCCAAAAACGTTCGCAATGGGCATGCTCTAAACTTCCCGCTGATAGGTCAAATCAATCGTTGAAATTGTAGCCGTTCCGCTATTGGTTTTCGCGAAAAAATACATTTCTTCTCCATTGATATAGTCCAAATCTACCTTGAAAACTCCATAACCGCTGTTTGTGGTCGTTAGACCTCTGGCGATCTCTGCCTCGGTATCTGGAATTATGATTATATCACCCTCTTGATCGCTCGTTACCTTGATTGTGACCTTTGTGACACCGGCGCCGCTAATGCCAGTCAAGCGAACCCAGATCCCCTCTAAATGCGCCGCATAAACGTCTCTAAAATCAATATCCACCGAAACGATCGCGTATTTTGTGACGTCGAAAGAATTGGAAACATCAACCGATCCACTAAACGACGCTTTGAGCTTTCTGAGATTCATCTTTCCCGCCTTGCTTTCCTAAACATATCAGATTTCGATCAATTCGTCATTCTTCGTCCAGGTCTATGATCGGCCCTTGGATTTGTGCAATTACGTCGTCGCTTTTCTGGATGCTGTCAATCAGTTGCTTGACGCTCAGGACGTCGCTATCAACGTTTATCTCGACAAGCGGCTGCTGATGAACCGTAAAACCGAAACGGCGCTCAAGTAGCCAGGCCGCCGGCCTCCAATCCAATTCCGCCGCATCTTGAATCGCCTTTAATGCTCGCAACTGCGCCATCGACTCGCTTCTTTTTATTCGTTCTGATAACTCGAAATATAAACCTTCTGATTCTTCCTTTCCTCTTGAGATCCAAGCATACAAAGTCGCAACATGAATTC